ATATACTTGGTGTTCACCCGAATGCCGTTCGCCTCGACCTGCGCGAGAGCTACGACCCCGTCGTGAAGCAGTTTGTATCCGGTGTGACAGTTTGGTGTGATGGTCATGGCGTTACTGCTTGCTTCCCCATTTGACGTGCCCTGCAAGCTCCGGGCTCTGCACCTCTGCCACTTTGTATTCCAAGAGCGAGTCGAGCCCGTTGTAGACCAGTAGCTGGTGAATGTCGATTTCGCTTCGCACTAGGTTGGTCTTACGACCGCCCGCACTCTTTAGATACTTCTTGATGTGGTCGTCGTAGCTCTCGGCTCCGAGAATCACGAACGCCTGGAACTTGATGCTGGTAATGCCGGTTCGGTTGTCGATGACGTGAGCCGCAATCATCGTGTCGTGAATCCAGTTGCGCACGCCGTGCCCAAAGAACCGGCGGGTCCAGCGGTCCTCGAACTTCAGGTTGCTGGCAATCTTACCGCAGCGCTCGCTCCGCAGATACTCGCCGGTGGCGTCGATTGCCTCCCCGTGCCAAGGGTAGGCGAAGGTCTTAACGCCCTTCCAGCAGATGCTCATCGTTATGATTTCCGCGTCGTCCGCGTCAGGCTTGAGGCTGTTTGTTTCGTAGTCGCAGGCAGTCGGTCCGCCCTTCTCAATGACCTTGCGAATCATGCGTGCCGCCTTGCGCGGGTCCAAAACAACCTCCACCTCGCGCTCCCATTCGGGAACCTGCGCCCAAGGCCTGCCCTGTAGTGCCGCCATTTCAGCCAAGTGGCGCGCGAACAGCCTCTCGATGAGGGGTTCGCGGTCTTTGCGCCTGTAAACCTCGGCGGGGTGCCATGTCGGCACTATCCAGGTATTCAGTCGTTGGCATGGGATGCGCCAACCAATCCACCGCTCGTAAGAGCCGACGTCGTCCTTCCAGGCGTGCCCGAGGACCGAGTGGATTGCGAGCGACCCCATTGGAACGATGATGTCCGGCTGGAACTCCTTCAGCGCGGCGACAAGGTTGGGTCGGCAATACTCGACCACGACGTCCTTGAGCTTGGCGGAGGTGTGGCAGATTAGGGCGTGGGTTCGCCAGCAATCCTCGGAGAGGTCGATGCCGACGTCACGCAGCACCTTCTTGAGGTGGCTGTATCCGCCGCCGATAAAGTCGCGCCCGTCGTCGTCCTCGGCGAGGGTCGGCATGTCGAGCACGATTAGAATGCGCCTGCGTCCCTTGCCAGCGACGGGACGCTTGGGGCGCTGGCACTTCTTGTAAAGGCCACACGCCCCGCACTGGGGGAGGGAGCTGGGGGCGCGGGTGCCGGACACCAACGACCCCGCGAAGAATCCACGGAAGGCCATTGGATTACTCTTCCGTGGAGGCTTCGCCAGCGGTGTCGTCTGCCTTCTCCGCGACAGCGCCCAGCGCGGTCACGTATATCCACTTGCCCCCGTCCACCTTCAGGCGACCCGAGTCAATCTCGGCGTCGTTGTGCTTCTTGGTGATTTCGATGAGAAGCTCGGGTGCAACCATGAACTCCAGGTTGGGTCCATCGTAGGCGAGCTTCTTGACCTCCTGGTAGTAGCCCGCCGCTCCTTCGCCGCGGATGCGAATCTTACCGGGGCGCAACTGCACCAGCACCTGGCTCTCGTCGGTGCCCTCGGTTGTGAACACCTTGGCCTTGTCGGCTGCATCGCCGAGCCCCTTGGGCAGGGTAATCGGGTGACCCTTGAAGTCGATGAACGAGTTGAGGTTTGGATACTCCTCCTGGTATCGGCGGCACGAGAGCACCAGACCCGACGGGTTGCGGAAGTGAATCCAGGAGCCGGTCTCGCTGACCTGCGTCATGCCAAGCGAGGTGATGTGCTTCAGCGAGGAGCCGCGCACCAGCGTCGCCGTCTTAACACCTGTCGCCAAGGTGGCGCGGGTGATTTGATACTTGTCGCACGCCTCGATGTATTCGGGGTGGATGTGAACGCAGGTCAGCACGAACTGACTCTCGTCGCTTCCCGTGCAGTGCTGCACCATGCTGATGGCCTCCTGGAAGTCGGCAGGCAGGGAGCGCCACTTGCCCGGCTTCTCCACGCCGCTCACCGGCAGAAGGACTTCGTTCTCGCGGCGGATGCCAGCGCGGCGACGCTTGCCTACGATGACCAGCTCGCCGTCGGTCTCCTCGATGGTGATTTCGTCCTCAGGCAGTTTGCGCAGGATGGCGAGAAGCGGGTCGGCCTGAACCGCGCCCACGATGGGGAGGCTGCACTTGCAGGAGCAGGCGACCTCGTCGTTGAACGTCATCACTTCGCCGTCTTTGAAGACGAAGCACGCGCTCTGTTCGATGATTTCGCGCTTGGAGAGTCCGCCCTGGACGGACTCGAGTTGGAAGAGGAGTTCTTCTCGGTTGATACTTTGCATGGCTTGTTGTGTTTTCTATGGTTGAGGTGAGGTCCGAAAAATCTAGATTGCATGAGCTTGTCGCTCTTTGTCCTGAAGTCGAAGAAGGTCATCATCACGTTGCTGTTCTCGATGATGTCCTCCGCCCACGGATACGGTCTGGCGGGTGTTCCGCTGAAGAAGATTCTCATGGAGGGGCCTCCGGTTTGCGCCCTTGCGCTTGGAGCTTCACGCGATGCCGCTTGAACCGCTTGCGGGTTGCCGAGTTCCCTTCGCGAATCTCGTAGAAGGTGAGCATCACGTAAGGGCGTCGCTTTCTGATGACCTCCTCGGGCAGGCAGTTACCCAGGTGTCCTGAATAGAAGATTCTCATGGCTGAGTTCTGGTTTGGCGGTGGGTTTTGAAGCGGTTCTTGGCTCTGCGCTTGTCGGCTACGACGAAGTCCCAGAAGGTCATCATCGCGCAGACCTTGCGCTTGGTGCGCAGTTGCACGGGATGGCGTTCCGCGGCTGCGTCGCCCCGACCTCCGCTGAAGAAGATTACCATTAGAAGAATCCTTTGCGAACCGAGGCTGGCCGCCACGCCCAGGGCCACTTGGGCATCGACTCAGCCATGCGCTCGAAGTAGATGAGGTTTGCCAGCGCCCTGGGCTTGTAATGGCTGATAACACCCTCGGTAACCATCTTACCCTCGGCGTCCACGGTTCCAAGCGGCACATCAATCTGGGCAAGCCATTCTTCCACGATGGCGCGCTCACCCTTGCTGAGGGTGAGCAGGTGCTTGCCGAACTCCTTGCGGCGGGGACTCTGCGCGCTCACCTGCAGGGCGTAGGGGTCGCGCAGGAAGTTGAACTCGCCGCCTGTCTTTTGGGGCACGTAGATTCCCCCGAAGGCCGCAGCCTTCACCCAACTGGCAGAGTCCACGCTCCACCAAGGGAACATCGACAGAATCGAGAACGACGTCATGGCGAAGCCGTGCGTCCGCGCCACCGGTTTGAACCCGTTGCTCGCAGGGCATATCTTGCTGAACACCTTGTTCGCCCAGGCGATGTAGGATTCGCGCGGGGTCTTATGTCCCGTTCCGCCGATACCAATATACTCGTATCCGGCTTCGAGGTGCTTGTCGATCCACTTGATGTCGGTCAAGGCGTGGATTACGGGGACCGGCTTCAACCCGTGCTCGTTCTCGAGATACTTAAGAGTCTTCCAGGACAGCTCGGGGTTGAAGATGACGTCGACGTTGGCGTAGTAGTCCATCGCCCAGCCGAACTTCTTTACGAAGCGAGCGTAGCTGTCGACGAAGTCCCAGTATTCCTGAGTTGAATACCAAGCATACTTCTCAGGCCCCGTCTTCTGGTAGCCATGCAAGGAGTAGAGGGAGAACGCTCCTGAATCTAAAAAGAAGCATCCGATTTCAAACGGCGGTGGCTCGCCCTTCTCGGGGATGTCGAGCTTCGCCTTCTTGGCGGGTTTGGTTTCTGCTTTGGTGGGCATGGCTTATCTTCTGAGGGTTGGCGCGAGGTCAGCTCAAAAGGAGCAGGCAGGGCTCGTCTTTCAGTTCGGGGCCGGCATGGTATCCCAGCGATTCCAACGCCTGCTTCAAGTGCCCCTGCGTAACCGTGCAGGTCACGTGCGTGTTGAGCACCGAAGGCCTGGGCAGGCGGGACAGAGCCTGCTTGATGCCCCACTGCGCGTAAACGCTGGAGGTCGACACAGTGTTCTCGCGCAAGGTCTCGAGGTCCGTCGTCTTAGTAACCTTCCAGGTAATGGGGAGTCGAAGCAGCGACGACACGGCGAGCAGACTCACGCCCCAATTACCCGTGGTATACACCGGCACCGAACTGAGCTTGGTCAGCTCCGTGCCCTTCGCCGCCAGATACGTCAAAGCGGGGAACGCCTTGAACGACCCAGTGCTCACCGTGCGCAGGTTGAACGGCTGGTCGTCCCCGCACTCGTTGTGGAAGTCCTCGAGCGTCCGCAAGAGGTCTATCGGGTTGATGCAGGGGAACAGGGTTGCCAGCGCCCGCAGGAACTTGCGCGAGCTGGAGCAGGAGCCGTTCACGTGAGTGCCCCGCGCAGGGTGCACCAGATGCAACGGCACGCCCAAATCGAGGGCAGCGCGCAGAACGCCAACCTTATCGCCCATGTCCTTTACCGGGGCGTCAAACTCAATGCCATGCGCAGCGAACACCCCCTTCATGGCGTCGATGTATCCTTGGCTACTGTCCGCGTATCGGCTGTCGGGTTCCGCCCCGTAGACGACTCGCTCTGCTCCAATCTCCAGAGCGTGCTGAAGCGCTCGCGCGAGCATTATCGTGTTCCGAGCCTTTATCTCGTCGCGAGCATCGCTAGAGGAGAGCCCGAGCTGCACAACACGGTTTCGGAAGCCCCACAGCGCGGAGAGGCGCGAGCAGCATTGCAGTTCCGGAGAGCAGCTCTGACCGTAATCAAACGTCAGAGCGTGGACCTCGTTTCCTGGTCGCTGCATCTCGAGGGCAAGGACCACAGTGCTGTCGAGCCCTCCACTGTAGAGCACGACCGTCTTGATAGGCTTAGTAGACATCGTCGGGTTGGTTGCGGGGTTGGGTTGGGTTACGAGGACAGGGTTGAGACCTCGGCGAAGGCGTCGTGGTAGTGGATGCTCTCGGCATTCTGCACGCGCACCGAATACTCCTTCACGGTCGGCAGGCTGCGCAGCCCAACCACGACGTCGCGAATGACGTCCTCCACGAACTTGGGATTCGTGTAGGCACCCACGGTGACCGTGCGCTCGTCGGGGCGTTTGAGCACAGGGTAGATGGGGGAGCTGAAGGACTTCCAGGCGACATCCACGAGGTCCTCGAACCAGACCATCTTGCCCTCGGCGGGGCGCACGCGGATGGTCACCTTGCTGCGTTGCGCATGGGCACCGCGACCCTTGCCGGTCTCGTGGTCATAGTCGCTGATTTCACGGCTGCAAGGGCAGCACGTCTTACCATCGATTTCGACGCCGACCAGGAGGTCCGTTACGCGCCCGCCTTGGCAGGGCAGGTCTACGACATCGACTTCAAGGAACGCACGCAGGGGAGCGGTTCCAGGGCGGCCGGAGGTTGGCGCGTTCTGGACCACAAAGTAATCGAGGTCCAAACGAAGGCGAGCGCGGGTTGCGTCGAGGCGGGTAATCAGCGTCTGCGCAATGGTCGTCAGATGCTGCGCGGAGAACACACCCACGGCGGAGATGTGCTCGTTGAGCACTTCGGTGAAGCGGCTCATATGGGTCCCCTTCACGTGCTCAGGCAGGCTCACGGACAGCTCGAAGCTACCCACGGTCTGCAACGGGACCGAAAGGAGCTCTCGGACTGGGCTGGGGCGGGTCAGGACCACGAGAGGCATTCGAACGCCTGTTACGCCCACGTGCTCAATGGCGACGCGGCGGGTGTCTTCGGTCTTTTGGATATCGGGCAATGGATTCATATCGTTGGGTGTTGGGTTGGTTGTGCGGTCTTAATATCCGAGAGTCTGGTTGCCCCCAAGGGGGACGCCGACCTCTGCTCGCGGGTCCAGCAAATCGGCGCGGTAGAGCTTGTGCATCTGCCAGCCTGCCCTGTAGGGTGCGCCCTTGCCCTTTACAGCCTCCGTAATGGCGTTGAGGATGCCAGCGTCCGAGCGCTTGCTCCATTCGGGGTGCAGCCAACGCGGGCGCGCCCCGTCGGGATGCTCGACATGCGGCCCAGCCTCGTCCACGACATCGCTCCAGTATTGGATGTCTGCAGGGCTCTCGATGATGAACTTGAACTCATCGGCGATGCGCAGGTTATAGCCCAGCGGGAGCTTGGAGCGCTTAGGCGAGAGCGTAATCCAGTCGAAGCACCCTTGGATGTCGAAGGCACCAGAGGTCTCGAGGTGGACGCGCAAGCCGTGCCGGTGAAGCCCCTGGGTCAACTCCGAGAGGTCATGGATGGTTGGCTCTCCACCCGTCACCACGACAATCTTGGCGCGGCTTGCCACCGCTTCCGCGACGAGCTGCTCGGCCGACAGGCGACCGACATGCTTAGGCACAAACTCGGGGTGCCAAGTGCCAGCCGAGTCGCACCAAGGGCAATGCAGCGGGCACCCGAAGGTCCGGATGAAGAACGCGTGCTTCCCCATGTGCACGCCCTCGCCTTGGAACGTGTTAAACCGCTCGTGGATGGGGTAGGTTTTAGTTGAGCTCATAGGTGGCGGAGTTGCGGGAGTCTTCGTAAACGGTGACGGCTTGAACACGAACGTTGCGCAGGCGATAGGCGGGGTAATCGGAGGAGCCTAGCCGTGCGAACTCGGCGTTGACCTGTTCGAGCACCCAGCGGGCAAGGCCTTCGGCTCCACAGTTGGGGACGGCGACTATCTTGGCGAATGCGCAGGCTCCAGGGTTGAGCAGGTTGTCGGTGAGGTAGCGCTCCAGGAGTTCCAGATGCGGGTCATCACGGTTGAGGAGGAGCGTGTGGTCGAAGCGCTCCTCCAGCCAAGCGCGAAGCCACTTGAGCTTCCCGAAGTCGACCACGAACTCGTTTTCGTCCAGCTTGTCGGCGGCGAAGGTGAACTCGAAGGTCCAGTTGTGTCCGTGGATGAGGGCGCAGTGCCCGTCGTGGTTGTGCTGGCGATGCGCGAAGGGCAGCTCCAGGAATTTCTTCTTGCAGGTTGTTTTCATGGTTTGACGTGGATTGATGGTAAGGGCGCAAACCGGCGAACCAGTCTGCGCCCTATTATCGGCGGATTCTTATGCGAGTCCCGCGATTACTCGGCCGCCTTGGTGGCGGTGCGGAAGCCCTTGCCTTCGACCTTCTCCACCAGGCCCTTGGCAACCAGCTTGCGCAGGTGGCGGCGAACGCGGCCTTTGCGGATGCCGGTCTTCTCGACCAGCTCGTCCAGCGTCACCAGCTTCTTGCTCAGGTTGCTGTTAATCTTGGCAAGGCCGGGTCCTTGGCGACGCCCTCGTCGCCATCGTCCTCGTCGGCGTCGGGGGCCGACTTGGCCTTCGCCTTGGCGGGTTTGGCGGCGGGAGCGGGCTCCTTGGCGGCGGGCTTGCCCTTGCCCTTGGCGGGCTCGGCGGCGGGCTCCGCATCCTCGGCGGCGACCTTGGCGGGTTTGGCACCCTTGGCGGGCTTGGCTGCGGGCTCGGGGGCAGGTTCGGCCTTGGGGGCCTTTGCCTTGGCGGGTTTGGCGGCGGGTTCCTCGGTCGCGCCCTCCTCGTCGGACACCTGGACCGTCGAACCCGCCTTGAAGGCGGCGAGGATGGTCTTCAGGCCCTTGGCGGCGGCGGGGTCGGCGAGCTCTTCGGTGCCGTCGACATGGTCGCCAAGTTTGGCGAGCTTGGCGTTGAGGCGCTCGGCGTCCCAGCCGGTGGCGGATTTGAAGCCGAGTTCGACGAACACGGCGGTTGCGGTTGCTTTGCTGATTTTGACTACGTTGCTCATGGCGGGTGTGTTTTTGTGGGTTGGTTTATGTTTGAACTCTTACGACTTAGTATCTGCGTAAGATTTCGGAAGTGGTCTAAATAGTTTCAAGTGTCCAGTTGTTATTCGGCAAGCTCGCAACCGGCGAGGCGGCACATCATCTCAAGGCGCTCAACCGAGGCGCAGAACAGAGCGTTGGCGCTCTCCATCTCTCCGGCGAAGCCCTGCAGCACGCCGCAAGAGTTACCGTGGCGCAAACCGGCGGCGACCTCCTTGGCTTCAGTGACGCGGCGAAGAATGCTGTCGGAGAGGCTGTTCAACTTCTCGGCATGGTTGGCAACCTTGGCGGCGGCATCGTAAACGGCGTAGGCGACGGCGTATTCGGCAGTCTTGTCTTTCTTGGCTTTGCAAAGCTCCATCGTGCGGTCGAATGCGTTTCCCTGAATGGCTGCTACGTTGGCGGGTATGGCGTATTTGATATTCATGTTTGGGTGTCTTTGTTTGGTTGGCGTGTTGTTATTACTCCACGAAGCGAACAGAGGAGTAAGCAACGGTCAATCCCCAAGACATCAAAAGAATCAGAACACGCGTAGCGGACCTCAGTGTGTCCAACGAGTTAGCGAACTCTTTTCAAAAACAACTGCGTATCGCCGGCCTCGCAAGCGCGAGGCATCCTGCCACGTGGACCACCTGGTCCTCCGAGTATTCTCCCTCGCGCAGGACTATCCAGTTGAGGCGGTAGATTCCTTGTGCCTTCTCGTCGCTGCGTTGGTTGAGCGCGAACATGCCGGTCACGTGAGCGAGCTTGCGCTTGTCCTCCGAGAAGTTGTTCCGACGCATGAGGTCCACGACGTAGCTCCCTGCGTTCGCCTGCGTCGCGGTGACCACGAGCAGGTGTCGGCGTTGGCTTAGGGCTCGCAGTTGCTTCCAGGTGTTGTTTGTCTTGTCGCGCTCGTCGTCGCCCTCCTCGTGGAGGAGGATGTCCGCGTAGTCGATGATGACGATGTCGGCGACCCATCCCTCGCGCTCCCAATCCTCCAAGCGGGACTCAATGCCTCGGACCGAGATGCTCGAGGTCGGGTATGTCGCCAAGCGCAGAAGCGGCTCCTTGGTGCCGACCTTCTCTGTGAAGGCTCGCGCAGCCTTGAACGCCTTGCGCCACGTTAAGCCTTCGGTGAACACGCGGGTCTCCGTGTCGAGAACGACATCGGGCTGCTTCTTGCGCTTGCCCTCTCCGCTCTCGTCCGACTCGTCGCTCTCCTCCGGAGCCATGCGACTCAACTTAACGGGGAACTCCACCTTGCATGGGCGCAGAGGGTGCGCGGCGAAGCGCACGCCGAGGCGGCGAAGTTGCTGATTCTGGCTCATGTCGCCGACACTAAAGAACGCGACCTTGCGCTTCGCTTTGACACCCATGTAGGCAAAGTCTGCCAGCCAGAAACTCTTACCGCGCTTCTCAGGAGCAAGCATGGCGATGAATCCGTTCCGTTGAAGATGCTTGCCGAAGAACTTGCCGAGGTCGCCCGGGTATTCGAACAATGGTTCGAAGTCGTCCTCGAACGCCTCCCTCATTGCGTCGTGGTCCTGCAAGACGTCCACGCCGGAGCCGGTGCCTAGCTCGAGCCGGTTGAACTTCGCCACGCGCTTCCACGCCCGCTCTACCTTGCCTTGCGCGAGGTCACCTTGGACCTCCTCGTTGAGCTTCTCGAGCGCGACCTTGTTGAAGTATTTGGAAGCGAGGTCGGTCACGTAGTCGCTGTTCGACTCCTTGCTGAGCGACTCATACTCGTCGCTCAGTCCGCGCAGGAACCGCTCAACCAGCTTCACCGTGTCCGCGTCCTGTGACTCGGTTGCCCAACTGCGGAACAGTTGCTCGATGTCTGCTCCAGGAGCTTTCTTGTAGGACCGGTTGTATTCGTGGCACCACTCGGCGACCATGTTTGCCCACGGACTGGCGAACAGGTTCTTACGCCACCGGCTGGAAACTCGTGCCAGAACGACACCGTCAACAATCAGGGCGGTGAGCACTCTGCGCTCATCCTCGGCGTTGGCTTTCTCGATTCTCATTTGATGTCGGCAATCTGCTCAAGGAAGAGCCCAGCGACGTCGGCGTTTCCGCACTCGGCGATGGACTCTTGTTGTAGTTGTTTGGTCACGCGCCTATTTTCTAGAGCCCAGGTAAACTGCGCAAGGTCCCCGCTCCATGAGGGCCAGCGCGAGAGCTGGCGGGCAACCTCGGACAGGTAGCGGGTCAGCGCAAACTCCGGAGAGCTCAACGGACCACTAAGAAGGCGTTGGGCGAACCGGTGAACACGCCACTTGGCGTGATACTTGGCGGGCTTCCAGAGTTCAGGGTGTGCTTCGCCCCAGGCTTCCAGCTGACGCACCATCCGGCGGCACCGGCGGTGAGCGTCCTCCAAGGCGTCCCACGACTCCTGGTAGAGGCGGGGGAGCTGGGCTTTGGAGGCTCCAGGCCAGCCAAGGTCCGCGGCACCGCTTCGGTTGAAGCTCTCGAGAACGACGTCGTTCATCTCGAACACCTCCGGCGACTCCTTGGCGCGTTTCTCGGCTGCGCGCTCCATGCAACTCTCGATTCGAACGAAGTTCGCCGCGAAGCTCTTGGCGGAGTAGGCGGCGGGGACGTAAGGCTTGCCGATGTTCTCCAGATACCAAACGAGCACCCGCTTCACCCGCGCACGATCCATCTGGTCTGAATGGACGAGCTTCTCAAACACGGATGGCCAGGAAGCCACCTTGGACACCGGCTCGAACTTGCGCTTCTCGCGCAGCGCTCGCTCCAGCTTGCTCGCGCACTTTTGGTAGAAGGTCTTCTTGGATGTCGAACCCATCACGAACCCTGCGTCGCTTGAGCGCTCTGCGCGGTGCGACGCTGTATATACTTTACTTATAGTCCCCTCTTTAGAGGGGAAAGGCACGCCCTGTAGGCCGTGGTCGGCACGCCCTGTAGGCCGTGGTCCACGCCCTGTAGGCCGTGGCTTGTGCCAGCTCTTAATGTCGTTAAAAGCGGTCCAAATGATGCGTCCGTTGTTCTCCGTTTCCTGCCGAACTAGGACTCGAAGCGACACCAGGTTCTGCACCATCTTTTGAATATGGCGCGGGCTGACTCCAAGCTGGGAGCCGAGGTATTCGTTGCTGGCGAAGCAGCCGTGGCGGCCTTTGGAGAAGCTGTAAATCATGCTGACCAGAATGATGTCGGCAGACGACACCACTCCGGCTTGGAACATCTCCACTAGCTCGCGGGGTATCCACCAGCCTGTGAAGCTGTGGTCGTGCTTCTCGGCATCGAGAGGCTCGTTGGTTTGCGGGGGCTTTACTCTAGGCATCGGGTTTTGTGGTTGGCTGATTGTTTGCGGGCTTGTAAGGGCAAGGGCTGGGTGGCTACAGCCCCAAGGCGCGGCGAACCTGCCTCAGTTCTTTATCCGTGGCTTCGCCCGGGTCCTTGGAATCGAGGACGATGTTGAACGTCTGCCCTGGGAACACGCTCAGGTCGTTCACCAGCTTGCGGGCTCTCTCCTGCGCCTTGGGCTCGTTATCGAAGCAGACCCCGCGCACCAGGAACCGGCTCAGCCGCTCAACCTGCGAGCGCTTGTGTCCAATGCCTAGCAAGCCGACGGCCCCAGGGCCTATCTTCCAAACGTCCATCGGTCCCTCCACCGCGCACACGGCGTGCTTGGCCTTGTCGGCACCGTAGAGGAGGGTCTTGTGACTGACCGATTCCTCTTCGAGGCTTGCCGATATGTATCGCATCTCGGCGTCCTTGCGAATGGCGCGGGTCGTCCAGCTCACCACCCGCTTCTCGAGCGTGATGGGGATGAACAACCTCCAGCTCAGCTTCATTGCCATGCCGATTCCCTGCACGCCCCAAATCCTGACAATCTCGTCAGGGTCGTATCCACGAGAGCATAAGTATTTTCGATGCGCAGGTAGCAGCTCCCCGACTCCCTTTGGAATCTGAAGTCGACCGACAGGTTCGTCCGACTTCGGAATGAACACGCCACCCTCCAGCTCGCTCAGGGCCTTCTTGGCTGCACCGACCGTCACGTTGCCAGCGTCTGCCAGCGTGGCGGCGAGCGGCATCTTCCCGCACTTCCAGCAATGCAGGTATCGCCCGCGCAGGTTGAAGCCCAGGTGGTATTTGTCCCCGCCTCTGCCGCACTGGGGGCAGTTGATTTGGACCCAACCTGGACGGCAGTGCTTGTTCCCTTCCGTTGCGTAGGGGATGCCGAGCTCCTGAAGGACTTGGGTAAACGAGCTCACGCTGGGCGGTTCGCTTTGCGCAGGTCCGCCCGCATCAACTCAATGATGCGAGATGTCATGGACGTGTCGCGGCGGGCGCAGTGCGCCTTGAACTGGGCCTTGAGAGGGTCAGGCAGGCGGCGGATGAAAAGAACTCCGGCAAACTTGCCGGACTTGTGTTGGCGTTGGCGGCGGGGGAGCGCTGCGTCTTCTGAGAACGTTCTAGGCATTTGATTTCCTTGGTTGTGGTTTACGGTTGAACGAGAGTTTGCGGAGCAGGGCGTCAAAGACATCGAGGTCGTCCCCGTTGCCCTTGCCGTCGAGAATCTGTTCGAGGATGTCCTGCTTCTCCTGCAGAACCTCAATCAGATGCTCCTCTATTGTCCCGCGAGCGACCAGGTAGTAGACCATGCACTGCCCGTTCTGCCCGATGCGGTGAATCCGGTCTTCGCCTTGCACGAGGTCTCCTGGAGTCCATGGGAAGTCCACGAAGAGCACGACCTGCGCGGCGGTCAGCGTGAGCCCGACTCCGGCTGCTTTGGTGTTGCCGAAGAACAGGCGCACGCTGGGCAGGTTCTGGAACCGGTCGCAGGCTTCCATTCGGTCGCGCCCCTTCACCTTGCCGTTTACGGTTACGGCGAGCCGGCCGTAGCGACGCTGGAGCGCCTCAATCATCGGGGTGTTGCTCGAGAACACAACCAGCTTGCCGTCCTGCGATTCCAGGAACTCGTCTATCCATGCAAACACGCTGGGCACCTTGAGACGAGCGGCGAGGCGGAGCAGGTAGCCGACCCTTGCCATGGACTCCGCCTTCTTGGCGCGGGCGGCGGCACTGGGTGACTTCTCGCGCAGCCATCCAAGGAAGTCCGTGCTGGCATGGCGATACTGAGCGGGGTCCTTGATTCCAACCGAGACGGGGATTCGAATCTTCGGCGGGAGGTCCTGCATGACATCCTTCTTAAGCCTGCGAATCATGCAGCACTTCCGCAGCTCGTTGTGAAGCTTGTCCAGGTTGCGCGCACCCGAGTAGTCCCAGCCCCAAGGCTTGCGCTTCGGCTTGCAGTATTCCTGGGCGTAGGAGAAGAACGAGTCATACTTGTCCGGCAGAATCAGATTCAGGGTTGCCCACAACTCGGCGGGCCGGTTGGTGAGCGGCGTGCCGCTTATGGCGATGACGTGCTTCACGCCTGTGCAGAGGAGCGCGGTGGCCTTATACTGCTTGCTCTTGCGGTTCTTGATGTGGTGACACTCGTCGATGATGACGCACTTAGGCGCAAGGCGGCGGAGGTAGGGGAGCCATGCCTTTAGAATCTGGTAGTTGACGATGAAGATGGGGTGCCCCGCTTCGCTCAGGCGCGTGCGCTTGGGTGGCTTGCGGCCTTCGAGCACAGTCGAGAGCATCCCGACGTGCCGCGCAGCCTCCCGCTCCCAATTGTATTTCAGGCTGGCCGGGCAGACTATCACGATAGGCCGGGCTTTGGTTGTCTTCATGGCCCAGTAGAGAGCTTGGAAGCTCTTGCCCAGCCCCATCTCGTCTGCCAGCAAGGCGCGCCCGCCCCAGTTCCGAATCGCCAGCGCACCCTCCATCTGGTAGGGTTTCGGCGTGGTCATTTTAGGGCGTTCCGAATCTCGTTGAAGCTTGCGGCGATGCGGGGTGCCGCCCAGCCGATGTCTTCCAAGTGCTCATGCAGGCAGCGCAGAACCGACGTCTTGGTTGTCGCCTTCTCCATGCGCATCAGCGCCCCCAGCTCCCCGCCTCCGTCCAGCAATAGCAACGCAACGGTCCGAGCATCGTCGCTCAGCTCGCTGCAGAAGTCGCCCACGAACGTGTCGGGCGGGCAGTAGCCGACGAGCTCCTCGTTCAGCTCCGCGTGTCCGCGATGCTTGCGGGTTTTGCTGAGGTAGGTCAGGAGATGCTTCTGCGTCACCCAACAGACCCAGGTGCTCAGCTTGGCACCGCGCTTCGGCTTGAACTTATGGTAGCTCCGAACGAAGCAGAAATGCGCAGGTCCGAGAAGCTCCTCGAACGGCACGTTATGCTGGCGGGCAAACTTATGCACGGTCCGATAGATGAGAAGCTTCACATCCTCGAACGTTTCGGTCATGCTCTCGTGTTCGAGAGCTGTCATTTGGACGACTGCGTGTGACATGGGTGTTGGGTTTTGGTTGGCTTAGGCTGCGTTCAAACGGTGACCGCAGATTGGAAGGTATCGGGTCCAAACCCGCATGGGCTTGGAAGGCGAAGCGGGGATGCGCACGCGCTTGTGACCGCGCTGCACTTCGAACGTCTCCGTGATTTCCAGAATCTCGGATGTCTGCTTGTCTTCGCTCCCGCAACCCCGACCCACTATGCGCTCCGTGCGGCGGGTTCCTAGGCAGGCGTTCAGCCTAGCGTCCCAGACCTCTAGGAAGTAGCCCCAGACCTCGAACGTTGTCGAGTCTGGGCAGTTGCGGTCTGGTGTTGCATAGAGCGGAGGCTCGGCGGGAAATTTCATGTTAGATTGTTTAGAAAAGGTTAGAGGGAGCGGTCGGCAAGTTGATTCTTCAAAGGCTGCGCAATGCCTCCGCGGCCTCCTGCGCAGTTTTGTGAAACGTCACGGCACCCTCGTTTGGAACAACCCGATAGGGGTATGCATATTTGAATCCCCTCGATTGCGCCCAGCCGTAGCAGTCGCCAACTCGGAACCCCTTCTCCAGATGCTCGATGGTCTCCTGCAGGGCGTTGGCGGGCTCGTAAAGCCATCTGCGCGGGTGCTTGCGCAGCGCCCAACCTTGCGGCGGGGTCAGGCCCCAAAGGTGCTGGGCTGCGCGATGCAGTTGGTCGGGGTTCTCGGACTTCAGGTATCCGGCAAGGCAGACGAGCGCATTCGATTCGGCGGCGGTGCTGAATGGCTGGGCGCCTTGGCGGGAGGCGAGGCGGTTGCTGGCAGACTCCAGCACGGCGGTGAACAGGTTCTTGAGTTTCATGGTTGGTTGCGGGTTAGGCTTTTGAGGGTTGTGGGCTGTGCTGCTTAGTGGACGTCGTCGGCTCCGGTCAGGATTGCAATGGCGGCCTCCATGCGCGCCAACTGCTCTTCGCTGGCGTGCTGCGCATCCTTGGCGGCACGCTCCAGGAGGCGCGAAACCTCGCCTTGGCGCACCCGCAAGGCCTCACGCTTCAGCGTGTCCTCATTGCGCTCCAGCACGCGCACCCCGTCAAACGAGAGCAGGCGTCCGTAAAACTTCTCGCCGCGCTCCTCCAAGACGCTGCGGATGCCTTCGCGGTTGTTACCAAACTCGCGCGGGTTCTCGTAGGTGTTTTTGAGATAGTCCTTACGCTTCTTGAAGGTGAACGTGTTGGCGCTGGCGAGCGTCTCCGCGACGGTCACCGTTGTGGTCGTCTCCTTCACCACAACCATCGGCCGCCATACTTTGGACTACTGGCTGCTTCCAGCGGCTGACATGTAGCATTCGGCGAGAGCGTTTGTGTTTGTGTTCATTGGGTGTCTTTTGTTTTTGGTTGGCTGTGTTGCTATTGCTCCACGAACCGAACAGAGCAGTAAGCTGATGTCAATCACCCTGACATCAAAAAGGTCTGCCCTTTTGGAGCAGACCTCGGAACGCTCAACAACTTAGCGAACTCTTTTGGAACGATACACGACCTCCGTGTCCACGGCTGCTTTGCAGGCAAGCTCCAGGAGCTTCAGGCTGCGCGCAGCCTGTTTGACCTCGGGGGCGCGGGAAATGGCGAGGGATGCAACCTGCATGAATTCGAACACCGGCACCATGCCGGAAGGCTGCTTGCTGAGCTCCGACAGGATGCAGGGGATGTCGTGTGCAGGCAGAACCCCTTGGGCGACTGCACGGGTCAGGCAAAGGCTCACGGCTCCGAGGTTCATCGGCCACGTGAGTTCTTCCGAGTCCGGCTCGTTGGCCTGGAGTCGAAGCCATGCCAGAATCGTGGGCATGGCTTCCTCCAAACCGCGAACACCCTTGGTGTTCTTTGGGTGAGGCATCTTGAGGAGCTCCGACTTGACCACCAGGAGTTCCGGAGTGCCCTTGCCCTTAGGCAGTCGCCAGACGCCGTGCCAGAGCTGCGCGCGACGTCGCATGTTCGTGCAGTGGCTCAGTATCGCGACATGCCACCATCCGTCTTTTGCGTGTCGGGTGAACGGGACGTAGGTTACGCTCGTGGACTCGTCGGGGGACAAAACTGCCCAGGGTGACGGCACAGTTGCCCCGCCTATCAGCCTGTCCAGCCCCAGGGCAAAGAATAGGGCGTGGGTGTGGTGCGCAGAGGCGTCCCAGTAGGCGCGGGCGTTGGCGGGGCGCTTTACGGTGGTCGGCAGTTCGTGGAGTCTTAGTTTTGATTTCATGGGTTTTGGATTAGAGTTCTTTTGAGGACTGGACGATGGCCTTGTAGAATCCGTCGCACTCGTCGTTGCGAGCAGTTTTTAGGGCCTTGGAATACTTCTTGGGGACGTCGCACAGCTGGAACAGTTGCGCGAGAACCACCCGCTTGCGGGCAAGGGGGAGGGTGGGGATATAGGCTGGCATCTCGGGATTCAGCTTGGCGCGAGCCTGGAGCTTGTATTGCTTGCGCACCGGCTTCATCGGCATCAGGCAAACGCTGAGCGCGTAGGCGCACTTGCCGTTCGGGATTACTGCCTTGCCACGGCTACTGACATCGACTCGGTCCAGCGTGTTCCAGCTCGTGGGCTGAAGGTGATGGGTGGCTTGGCTGGGCCACTCAACCGGCGTGATGACACCAGTCTTTTTGTCGACCCGAACGAAGTCGACCATCTGGATGTTGAACAGCCAGAGCGGGGACTGGGGCTCCGGCGGGACATCGCGGTTTGGCGGGCGAATGAACTGAACGTCTTTGCGAATCTTTTGGCTTTTCATGGCGGGTGCGTTTTTGGGTTTGCAGGTTATAGGCTGTCGAGAAATCCGGCGATAAAGTTGTATCCGACTACGAGCAGGAACAGCACGAGAAGCGCGGTGCCTAGTTTGGTGTCGAAGAAGCGGTCAATAGAGCGCTCCAGTTTGTAGGAAATTTTCATGGCGGGTTGGGCTGCGTGTTGATGTCAGGGAAGCTGGGGTCGGGGTTGGCTGCGCAAGGTCTCGATGGACTCTAGGCAGGTCGTCTTCCGCGCCTGCGGATTCATGCCGTTGTGGAAGCGCAGCATGTGCATCCTGAAGCTGAGCGGGTCGTCCGCTGCGCAGGTGAAGCGT